ATGCTACTGCTCGACCATTGACAGGGCGTATTAATTCTGATACAATCCTCTGTAGAGTAATTAAATAAGGTATACAATGCTGTTAGTTGATTTGAACCAGGTCTTATTGGCTGGTCTCATGGTCCAGATTTCTGGACAAAAGAATATCAAACTTGAAGAAAATTTGATCCGTCATCTAGTTCTCAATATTCTTCGCGGTCACGTTCGACAGTTCCGCCAAGAATATGGTGAAGTCGTACTTTGTTGCGATAATCAAAGGTACTGGCGGAAAGAATACTTTCCTTTCTATAAGGCATCACGGAAGAAGAACCGCGATAAGTCACCACTCGACTGGCATCTGATCTTTTCAATACTGGGTAACCTTAAGCAGGAATTGAAAGATAACTTCCCATACAAAGTTATTGATGTTGACGGAGCAGAAGCTGATGATATCATTGGTACTCTAGCACCTCGACACTCTGGTACCGAGAAGGTTCTAATCCTTTCAAGTGACGGAGATTTCCTTCAATTGCAAAAGTACAATAACGTTAAACAGTACAGTCCAACAACCAAGAAGTATTTGGTGTCAGTGAATCCTACTTCTGAGTTGAAAGCCAAAATCATCGGTGGTGATACTGGTGACGGCATACCCAATATTCTATCCCCGGGTGATACGTTGGTTCGTGGAATTCGCCAAAAGAGTATGACCGAAATCAAACTAAATGCTTTTCTAAATGAAGATCACAACAACTATGATGAAGTTGCGAGAACTGGTTTTACTCGCAATCAAGTGCTGATTGACCTTATTAATATTCCTACAGATATTAAGGAATCAATTATTCATACATATGATAACACTAAACAGGCTCCACGTTCTAAGCTAATCCCTTATTTCATGGACAAGAAACTTAAGAATTTAATGGATGTAATTGGAGAATTTTAATGCGTAAGAATGTATATGAGATTTTTGATGAGTTTGTGAAAGCAGACACTAAACAAGATAAGATTGAAGTATTGGCGAAGAATTGGACACCGACCTTGAAATTGGTACTTCAGTTGGCTTATCGACCAGAAGTGAAGTGGAAATATGATTCATATCCTCCAAACTATAAGAAGCCAGACACTAAACCTGGTATTTCTTTTGCGTCACTGGAAACTGAATTGAAACGTCTATACAGATTTCAACAAGGTAATGAAACCGCAGAGAAACTACGGCCACGCCGTTCGGAAGAACTTCTTTTGATGTTCTTGGAATCTCTTGAACCCCGTGAAGCGGATATTGTTATTGGTATTTTCAAAAAGGACCTGGGTGTTCGGGGCTTGACTTACAAGTTCATTAAAGAAAACATCCCAGATATTGTTAGTTAATTACGGAGAAAAGAAGTGGGAAAATCAGTTGATAGATATCGTTACGGATCAGAATATTCGGATGAATATGAATCTATGCAAAATTTTGTGAAGAACAAACAACGGAAGAAAGAAACCGTAGAATTGAAGAAAACCAGGCAAAGAAGCCGTGATGAAGATTACGGATTTGAGATTGCGAAACCGGCGCGCAGAAAGTGACTTAAAAACAACACACCACTTGACTTTTAACACCTATGCTGCTATAATGATACTAACAGCATAGGAGATACTTTATGATGATTTTTGCAAATATTAGGAAGTCCAAGATGAAGCTCAAACCTAAAAAGGAACGTGAGCAATATGAACAATGGCTTTCTAAACACCAAACAGCATATACCACTAAGGTTTCTAAATATGAACCTTTGGTGTACAGTTTACCCACGCCCGTAGGCAGAACTAATACTAAACATATTCCTTCCTTGGATACAGGACTCTCCGTTGCACCAGCACGTATTAGAAATGTATACACAGGAAATAAAATGATTGGTATTGGTACACTACACAAGTCAAATGCTGTGCCAGTATTCAGTATTGAAGAAGCACAAGATATGGCCAAAATGCGGAGGTAAAATGAAGATGATACTAAAATTGAAAAAGCCGGTATGTCGTATACCAATCAAGCCTGGAATGCGCCACAAGATTGAAACGAAATATCAACGCAAATCTAAACACCCTTTGAAGGACAAAAATGACAATTGATGAAGAAACACAAGAATTTCTAAACGGGCTCGAAAATATGAGTTGGGAACAACTTCAGGAGGTACTAATGGACGTTAATCTTGCAGTTGCACAAAAACAGAACAAAATTGTGTTTAAAATTGTGTTTTCGGGGCGCGATAATGTCCAATGATATTGAAACTTTAGAGCCTTGGCAACATTTGACACAAGTTGTTGACAATTGGGTCAATCCGAAACCAAAAACTTACGGTACTATGTTCATCGAAGACGCCGAAGACGGCTCCGGTGACGGAATACTCACTTTTCCTCCCGAAATGATAGATGAACTCGGATGGAAAGAAGGAGACACACTAAATTTCGAAGCCAATGAAGATGGAATCATAATTTTAAAAAAAGTGTGACAAAAAAACAACATTGAGGTTGCCAATCCTTGTGGATTTGCTATAATATATACATAAACACACAAGGAATAGAGAAAAATATGCTAGTCGAATCAAAATCTAATCTGGCTCGCCTGATGGCTTCGGAAAATTTGATTGTTGAACAGAAAAATGTTCACACTGCAACGTTTGACACTAAAAACCGTGTCTTGACTGTTCCCCTGCTGAACGGCGAACTCTCTCCTGAAGTTTATGACCTGCTACTAGGTCACGAAGTTGGTCATGCACTCGAAACCCCGGCCGAAGGCTGGCATCACTGTGTTATTGATCTCAAAGTCAATCGTTCCATTCTCAATGTGTGTGAGGATGTTCGCATCGAAAAGAAAATCAAGCGTAAATTCCCAGGTATTCGTATTTCCTTTGTCAAGGGTTATCAAGAACTGATGGAACTCAACTTTTTCGGCGTCAAAGGCAAGAACCTAAACAAGCTCAATTTCATTGACCGCATCAACCTCTATACAAAAGGTGGTGCCGCGCAGATTATCGACTTCACTGTTGAAGAAACCGTACTTCTCCGCGAAGTGGAAGTAGCGGAGACATTCGAGGAAACTGTCGAAATTGCAAAAAAGATTCAAGCATTCATGCAGATGAAAAAAGACGAAAAACCGAAGCAACCTAAACCAACAAAAGGTCAGAAATCTGAGGAAGAAACCGATGGTTCAGGTGAATATGGTGGTGATTTTGATTTTGATGAAGATTCTCAAGAAGAAACTGAATCTTCTGGTGGTGAAGAAAAAGACGGTGAAGAAAAAGACGGTGAAATTGATTCATCTGCCGGTGACGGTGGAAAACCTGAAACTCCAGAGTCAAAAGAAAACGAACCCGACAGTAAAGAAAACGGCAAGCAAGGGGGTACCGAAGGTTCGAATGATTCTGAACAATTGCTAGAATCTGAAACTGACAATTCTTTCCGTGAAAAAGAGAAGGAACTGTTTGACACCAAGAACAAACGTGACATGAGATATGGAAACATTCCGAAAATCAATACCAAAGAGGTCATTGTTGGTTACAAAACCATTCTGAACGAAATTACCACACACAACCTGACCGGTTATAATGGTTCAATCAAAGACTACTATAACCCTACAGTAATGAAAAGCAATTTTCAGAAGTTTCGCATAGAATCCAACAAAGTTGTGTCTTATCTCGCCAAAGAATTTGAAATGCGTAAGAATGCTGAACAACAAAGCCGTGCAAAGATATCTAAAACTGGCGAATTGAACCTTTCCAAAATCCATGAATACAAATTCACGGACGATATCTTTGCACGTATGACTAAAGTGCCTAATGGTAAGTCTCATGGTTTGGTTATGTTCATTGACTGGTCTGGTTCTATGCTAGACCATATCAATGCAACAGTCAAACAATTGTTGAATATTGCAATGTTCTGTAAAAAGGTTAACATTCCATTCGATGTATATGCATTCTCAACTCATCTATTTGCTGGACGCAAAGAAGGTAATCAACAAGTTGACAAAGTTGGTGATATTAAAATTAGTGAGTTTTCACTGTTGAACCTCCTTTCACATAAAATGAGTGCGGCTGAGTTTACTCAAATGGCTTCTCACCTGCTAGATTTTGGTTCTACTGGTAATAGGCGCCGTTATTCTTGCACAAACTTTGAGCCTCCAGAAATCCTGCAACTCTCCGGTACTCCACTGAATGAGGCAATCATTACCGCGTTCGAATTGGTTCCCCAGTTCCGCAAGGAAAATAAACTGGAGATTGTGAATACTGTTATACTCACTGATGGTGAAGGCTCCAGTGTTCGCGGTCGTATTCACGCCATGGAAAAAGAAAAGCATAGCCTAAAAGAACATTCCTTCACTGAACTCATGGATTTAGATTATCGCAGGCGTTGTTTCTTCCGAGATCCAGTTACGAAAGCTACGGCCGAAATTGTGGGCCGATCTGGTAATAGTGGACATGCTCAGTCAGTTGCACTTCTAAAACTGTTGAAACAACGTATTGATTCTAACCTCATTGGTTTCTTTGTGGCAACACCACGAGATGCCCGGCGTACAATCGAAATGTATATGCCAGAAAATAGTTCAGTCTTGATTGAAAATAAGGTCGCAGAATTACGCAAGAACAACTTCACCTATCTAGATTGTGCAGGATATGATGAATATTATTTCCTGCGAGCCGATAAACTTGATCCGGACGAAGATGCCGAATTTGAAGTTACTTCAACAACAACCCGCGGAATGGTATCTGCGTTCTCCAAATATACTGGAAACAAAGTGTCTAGCCGAGTGGTTCTGAACCGTTTCATTAATTTGATTGCATAACGTGATATATGCACATGAAGATACCTTGAGTGAAGAACTCATTCAGGGAATCCTACTTTGGAATGAATCCTCCAAAGGAGGTGACGTTTGGGCATCCAACCAAGTAAAATGGGTGGATTCACTCAAGATGGCAACTTCAGGTACAATTCTTTCTAGGGTTTTTTCTGATGAAATGAAAGTGGGAATTTTCACCGAATTGCAACAGAGGGGTAAACTGAATTATTTCCCATACTCCTCTGCTGCTGTCTTTTATCTTGGCTTTCCAAACTCTTGCGTTAACTGGCATGCCGACTACCCCGATTATGATGCAATGTCAATCTATCTCAACAAAAGGTGGGATTCAAATTGGGGTGGTTGGTTTGCATATACTGAGGATTACAATCGAAGACAAGACCAAGTTGAACCTATGAATGGAACTTTTATTGTTCCTCGATATAACACATCAATCCATTCTACTGATATGGAATGGCATTGTACTACTCCAATCTCACCTTTTGCTGAGACACGAGTTTCGATTCAACTTTTTTTCTCAAAAGAAGTATGAGTCAGAAAAAGAAATCTTTTGTTGCAAACCTGATTAAGTACAGACAGGCGGATATGAAAGACCCAGTTTGGTTCTGGATTAATCCGAGTACGGGAACAATTATCTCAGATCAATTTAAGACTTCTGAGGCCGCAGAGAAGTGGTTCGATGGTGTGCTAAACATCCATAATGAAACCTACGATCTGATTGAACGTTCGATGAATGGACAGTTCTTTAAGGTAAAAGGTAAAGTTGATGTTGGAGATGTCATTTCTTCCAAAAAAGCGAACGAGTGCCCCTTTACAATGCACCTAGAAGATGATATAATGGAGTTTGAGGTATTGGCCAAGGATGAAGATGGTGCCAAAAAAAGGGTATCAGAATTCTTTGAAATTTTGGAATGGTATGGATGATGTAAAATTTTTGATGATTAGTCTGGGTTCTCTCAATCTATTCTCTTTTGTCATGGGTATGTTCTTTGCATCTTCTCTCTGGTTTCCTAAACGTGTCCTTCCATATGTTGTTGGATATTTTATGTGTGTTGCATTTTACTATTATTTGAAATCAACGTCTGTTATTTAATTTTGGAGTTATTATGAAAAATTTTGGAGCTATTTCTTTTATTGCTTTGTTCGCTGTTATCATTGTCTTTGGTCCTCTTTGCACAATTTGGGCATTCAATACACTCTTTTCACTCAGTATTGCATATACATTTGAAACTTGGATTGCATCAATCATCCTCACCTCTATCGTATCTGGTAATGGTGTCTCTGCTTCATTCAAGAAATGAAATATTGGTCAATCAATTATCCGGGTGATTCCGGTGAAGATATTGTAGAGACACTCTCAGAGAAAGAAATTCTAGAACAATACTATCCCTATTGGAGTGGCAAGATGATTGAAAAATATGGTCAGAAAGAATTTGAAAAAACATGGTCGAAACAGGAATGCATCGAGGACTGGGTTGTTGTTCATTGGGCATGGGAAAGTGAATAATGTACGTATTTGATGTTGAAACTCTAGGTAAAGAATCCTCTGCCGTTATTCTTTCAATGGCTTGTGTATACTTTGATCCGGTGAAAGGGACTTCTCCAGAGGAGATGCGGAAGGATGCATTCTTTGTGAAACTGGATGCTCAGGACCAAGTGGAACGACTGAACCGTTCTATTACCCGTTCCTCTCTAGAGTGGTGGGCAAAGCAGTGTGTAAACGTAAAGGTTAAGTCCTTCAAACCTTCCTCGGAAGATGTTACTCCTGAGATTGGGTTAGGGTTATTCAAAACCTGGTCAAAGAAGTATCCCGACAAAAAAGGAGAATGGGTATGGGCACGAGGTAACCTTGACCAGTTGGTACTAGACTCAATGGAGGAAAAGTTGGGTGTCGATCCAATATTTCACTACAACCGTTGGAGGGACATTCGGACTGGTCTAGACTTCCTCACAGGTTCGGATAATGGTTACTGTGATGTGGATTATCCAGGGTTTGATTCTCACCTGCATATCACTAAGCACGATCCGGTAGACGATTGTATCCTTGATGCAATGATGCTCATGCATGGAGTAAAAAAATGAAATTAGATTTAGACACCGAAGAACAATGTAATGCATTCGATGAATGGTCCCAGAAAACTGCCGACTTCTATGATAGGCAGCGCCACCATTCTGGTGCAGTTGGTTATGACGAGATTGAATGGGATGCATTTCAAGAAGGATGGAATGCTGCAAAGAAATGCTTTGGAATTAAAGAATGATGTGTGATATTGAAGAACTGCTGGACCATATAGAGGACTACCTCTATATGGGTGGGTTATTCAATCCTGAATTGGCTAACCATGAAGCAGTTCGTAATTTGTTAATTGATATAAGGGATACACTAAATGGAAATACTACCTTGCCCAATGTGCGGGTCACCTGCTGAAATGGATTCGTCTGGAACATCAGAGTATTACGGGCATGCCTGGCAGACTATACACATCGAATGTACCAGAGAGAAAGACGAATATTGTAGTATGGAGCTTTCACTGATCGCAGACTTCCAGAATATCAGGAACTCCGGAGAACAACTCACAAAATGCTGGAATGGACTGGATAGAAAATGAGACTATTTTTAGATACAGAATTTAATGGCTTCAATGGAAAGCTATTGTCTTTTGCGCTGGTACCCGAGGATGAGAGTGTTGAAAAATTCTACTGTGAACTTGAGATGAATGACCAGTTGGATCCTTGGGTGAAAGAGAATGTCGTTCCTCATATGATACTGATTCCTTCTTCGAGGTCCAAGTTCCAGGATGCCCTCACCAGATACCTGAACGAGTTCAAAGAATGCAGAATCGTTGCAGACTGGCCAGACGATATTCGCCATTTCTGTGAATCACTCATTACTGGACCCGGTGAAAGACTTCTAATCAAAACCAAAATCACCTTCGAACTGGACCTGACAATCGAGTACGAATCGAAGGTTCCACACAATGCACTATTTGATGCAATTGCTATTAGAGAAACATACCTGAGGGGATTAAAATGAAACAAGAACTAGATAAACTGCTCTGCGAGAAGTATCCGAAGATGATGGTGAACCGGAACAAGTCCATGATGGAAACTTGTATGTGTTGGGGCTTCTCATGTGGAGATGGTTGGTTCAATATATTGGACCAGCTTATGAGTAATATTCAGCACCACCTTGATTGGAAAATAAAGCAACAAAATTATGATATTGATTATAATGAAATGGCTACACAGGCCAAGGCTGGTAACCTTGCTCTATTCGAAGAAGATATGAAAACTGTCATCCTTCAAGAGTATAAAGATAGACGCCTGAAAGAAATTATCGCCGGAGATTTGAGAGAAGTACAAGAATCTATTACACAAGTAACATTGGACCAAGTCAAAGAAAAGTTTGGTACACTCAGATTTTACTATACGGGTGGTGATGACTACATCAGTGGTATGGTGAGAATGGCAGAAAGCATGAGTGGAGTTACTTGTGAAGAATGTGGTGCACCTGGTGAACAAAATGATGGTGGATGGATCAGAACATTGTGTGAAGAACATGGAGCATCAAGGGCCATAGGAAATGAAATCCTGCTGTAACAACAATTGTGAACAGGGTAGAAACTGCCCAGAGAGAAGAAGTATACCAGTGAAACCCCTCCTAGAAAAAATTCTAAGGAGCATTCTGCACCTTTTCTTTTTTGTACTCAAGGTTATATGTGGAGCAGCATCTATCTTCCTTTTTCTGTGTCTTGGAATGATTTTCTATGGGCTCGCTGGAGAATTTCTGAAGTTCGCTCTGAATGGGCTGGTGGGATAAACTCTGAGGACCTACTGAGGACCTACTGAGGACCTACTGAGGACCTACTGAGAATTTCTGGAACTGCGTAGGGGCCCCAGAAAAATAAATATTAAAAGAAAGAGTTTGGGCCTAACGGCACTTTTCCTTACACTAGTTTACCTTTAGGGTACTGGCCCCATACCTTTAAGCATACCGCGCCGAGTATGCCGCCGGGCTGGGTGCCACCGGGCTGGGTGCCACCACCCGTGGCGCCGAGTATGCCGGAGCCTCCGCTGTTGGATTCCTGCAACACCTGAAACACCTGCACCTATTTGCCAAAACCGCTTGCCATTCCTGCCGGAACCTGTATACTCCAATCCATACAACGCAACAAAGGAAACTAAATGGCATCCATTACCACCCACGCCAAAGCCCGGAATCTGGCATCCGATCTGGTCCACAACCTGACCGACCGTTACATGGCAGATACACCGGACGCTACCTCATCCGATGCATACACCTTCACCTGTGGGTACCTTGAGTCCATGCTGGCCACCATCATGGCTGACCACCCATCCGTACGGAAGGCAGTGGCTGAACGTTTGGTTGAAATTCGGGCTCACATGGTTGCCAAGGGCACCTGGGTGTGATATAATAACACCATGACACGATTCCTCTCTGACCTCCTGAACGCCGCCTTGGTAGCCCTGCTACTTGGTGGTCCCTTTGTTCTATACTTCTACCAGATGAAACCATGATCTTCACCAAAACCGAAACCGTTCTGTTCATCCTGTCGGGCATCCTCGCCGGTCTCTCACTGGCGTCCTCCCTGGTGTACCTCCAGGAATACCTGTACCAATGACCGAATTGGAGAACATCAAAGCCCTCCTACATGATGACCTGTTTCCAGATTCCAAGGTCTGGACCGAAGGAACCACACTCGAACGGGCTCAATGGCTACTGAAAAAGTACCAGACCATCCATGAGGAAGCCCAACGGTTGAACCTAAACGACCTGTACTACCAGGAACCATGGACACTCACTGCATCCATGAAATCTATGCGGTCGAAGTGATTCCATTCAAAAAAGCTGTTGGGGGAGCAAAATCTATGCGGTCGAAATGATTGTTGGGCTGGTTGCCATTCCCTCCGGTTCTGCTATAATAGGACCATTCGAAAGGCACTGGGATGGACGTGGAGGCTGTCTGACACTTTTTGAGGGCAGTCCAACGCCGGCGTGGTTTTCTTTTCTGCGGGAAGGTTGCCAAGGGCTGGAGACTGTGATATAATAGGACCATTCGAAAGCAGGCTGGGATGGACGTAGAGGCTGCCTGGGGTCCACTGAAAACCACTGCACCTCGGCTGCACCTTGCTGGGCGCCAGGCAGCCTTGCCATGGTGTTTTTTTTGTGCTATAATGGTGGAATATGGGTGAAATTGTTCGGAAACCGGCTGATAGCCAGAAACTAAGAGCCTCTGGTTTTCCATAGGCTGCGAGGATGACCGCGCCCTCGATCTAAATGAGAATCATCCGCATCCACAGGGCTGGTTGCGACACCACCAGCGAAGGGTATCCATGAAAGCGCCCTTGCATCGGCACAAAGGAGATTAAAGGATGCTTTCATCGGAGCGGATGCTTTCATAAGATGGTGTTGTTCTTCCTTCCTAATTGTTGACCAAACCGGTCAAGTACCACTTGCCATTCCTACCAAAACCTGTATACTCTATCCATACATTGAAAGAGGTTAAAAAATGCAAGTATTCTCCCTGCTAGGTTTCGTGGATTATGAAGGTTCCGAGTTGGTTGGTGTGTTCGGTTCCCTTGATGACCTCCTCTCCCATGTTCGGGAATCTCGGTTCTGGTTCGACGCCCTTGGCTATGTTGAATCGGCTCTCGGGCAAGTCCGGGCTGATGATCGGGGAGATGTGGTTTATGTTCAATTCACCGACCAGGATGGCGTTGTTCATCCTTCCTAATACACGACCGGAATGGTCAAGTACCACTTGCCATTCCTACCAAGTCCTGTATACTCCAATCCATACACTGAAACAAAAGGCTCTATTATGAATCTACTCTCCACCGGCAACCCTAAGGTCCTCAAAGGTCAAAAACAAGGTTATATGACCTTCATCCTCCACCTTGCACCGGCTTCGGTCTCCGGTTATAATACTTGCCCCAAGGCTACCAAAGGTTGTAAGGCGGCGTGCCTTAACCTTGCTGGTCGTGGTGGTATGTTCCGCAAGGGTGAATTTACTAATGTAATTCAGAAGGCACGTATCCGCAAGACTAAAATGTTTTTTGAGAATCGTTCCATATTCATGGAGTTATTGGTTAAGGATATTGTCCTTGGTATTAAACAGGCGGAGAAAAAGGATATGGTTCCTGTATTCCGCCTGAATGGCACCTCTGATATTGCATGGGAAAAGTATTCGGTTATCCGTTCTGGTGTTGAATATGCCAATATCTTCCTTGCATTCCCCGAGGTTACCTTCTATGATTACACCAAAATACTTGGTCGTAAGGTATCACTCGCCAATTATTCTCTTACATTCTCGGATGCCGATGGTAATGATTCTGATGTGGTGAAAGCCATTTCCCAAGGTTACAATATCGCAACCGTGTTTGGTGTCAAGAAAACGGCTGCTCTTCCATTGTCTTACCGTGGTATCCCAGTATTCAATGGCGACGAATCAGACCTCCGCTTCCTTGATCCTAAAGGTGTGGTTGTCGGGCTCTATGCCAAAGGTCCTGCAAAGAAGGATACTTCCGGCTTCGTGAAATACCCCTCCATTATGATGGCAACCGCTTGAATTTATTAATTAATTGAAAAGAAAAGGATATATTATGACTAAAGTTTACGTGGTCCGCGCCCAGAATTATGGTAACCCGGAGTCCTTCCTGTGCGGGCTCTATCCCACCGAGGCGGACGCCGGAGCCCGTATTGCAGTCCTCAAGGGTGACGAATATGGATTTTCATATGCATGGTATGATGAAGTGAAGGTTTCCCCAACTTCTGGCGATTGTCTAATCTAATATTGCTCTATTCATAATGGGCTCCATGAAACAAACGAACCGTTACATCCTCATTACCAAGACCGGGCGGACCATGGTGTTCTCCGTACAGTCCGTGGCTGACCTGTACCTTTCCCTCTACGGAGGCGCTCTCACAATACTCCAGCCCTCCGGTCGTGTATTGGTTGCCAAACCGAAGGAAACCTGTACAATGGGCTCTATTGAATCGAAAAAGGAAATAAAATGCTTCAAGTAATCCAGAACGAATTGACAGGTACCTACTCCGTGTTCAACGTGGTGAGTACCGGCACCTCCGTCCGCGGAGAGTCCCTCACGCAGCCGATGACGGAAGCCGATGCTCTTGAGGTTCTGGAAGACCTTCATATCATGGCTTGCTCTGTCCAGCAGGAACAATACAATTCCCAGGAATGCGAATTCGACCGATAATACTCCAGCCCTCCGGTCAAGTAATGTCGCTGCGCCTTGCCATTCCCACCAAAGCCTGTATACTCCAGTCCATAATATGAAAGGTTCTCCAATGATTCCAGTCTCCTTCGCCAACGGTAAGTATTCCGCAGTTATCAACGGCAAGACCGTGACCCGCACCAATAAGGCGCACATGGACTACGTTATTAAACGGGCAACCTCCACGGGTGTATCGTTCACCTCCGCCCCTCAATTGTTCGAGGCAGTAAAATCAGATTTCTCCGTGATTGAACGGTTCGAATTCATTGGCCAGTTTGTGCGCCTATTGGCTAAAGGTGCAATTAATTCCTTTGTGCTAACTGGTTCTGGTGGTATTGGCAAGACCACTGCCGTTATGAAAACCCTCAAGGCTATTGGTCTCAAGGAAGACCTGCCAGGTCAGGACGGCAATTATATGGTTATTCGTGGTTTCTCCACTCCCCGTGCCCTGTATGACACACTCTATCAATTCAAGGACAAAATTCTGGTCCTCGATGACGCCGATGCCATCTTCAAGGATCCACTGGGTGCCAATCTTATCAAGGCGGCACTTGATGACAAGCCAGTCCGTGTACTTAACTGGTCCACTTCCCGTGAAGGTGACTCCGAAACACCAACGCGGTTTATTTACACTGGCAAGATGATTTTCATCTCCAATATGTCAATCAACCAGTTTCCGCAGGCTATTATCTCGCGGTCGCAAAAGGTCGATGTATCACTAGATACTGAAGAAAAGCTGGAGATTATCGCCGAGATTTTCAAAGATATCGACCATGATGAAGCCGAGAAAATGGATGTCCTTGAATTCGTGAAAGAAAATGCAGATACCGCCAAGGACCTCAATATCCGCTCTGCCGTGTCCTTGCTTACACTCCGCCAGAATTTCGGCGCAAAGTGGGCACGTATTGCCAAGTATTCATTCTGTAACTAAAAAGGAGATAATATGACCGATAACCAAAACCTCAGTTCTACCCCCGGCTATGTCCACTGGATGTATATGGTCGATTATATGACCAACGGCGGAAATGTCCATGTAGCCGATACAATGGCTAGTTGGATGGCATCCTCAGCCGGGCAGGTGTCCGCTGGGCGTACCCATAATCTACTGGCTAAACCCATACAATGAACACCACTGTACCCTTCGATTCGGTACCGATTCGTGCCGCCTTTTTAGATCCAAAAACCGGAATGCGGTACACCAAGGTCACCGACAATAGTGCCGAGTTGGAAACCCAGACAAACAGGTGGAACCCGGTCCTTGAACGGTTCCGCTTTGGTCCGTCCGAAGAGGTTCAACCGCTAGGAAATAGTTGACCAATCCGGTCAACTACTGGTTGCCATTTCCAGCCGCTTCCGCCATAATCCATTCCATGATGAAAAACAAACCTCAACCAATGACCCGCATCCTGTTCTCCACCACCTTGGCTCTACAGGTGTGCCGGTATACGTCCATCCACCTGACCCAAGCCGGTTCCCTTTGGTGCGAGGCTTGGTCGACCGATGCCGACCTGGAGACCTTCCGCCTGAATGGATGGAAATTCGACCTGCTATAACCCAGAGGTCCGGTCAACTACTGGTTGCCGGATTGAGGAAATGCCTGTATAATGGACTACAATTCGAAGCAAAGGGCAGGGTGGACGTGGAGAGTGGGCGTTGATTTTCAAGCTCCGAACCAAAGCTCCAGGATCAACGGAGAGCATTCAGAAGGTGCCAATACACCGGAGACATTGGAGGCGCTCCAGGGCGCTCAATTCGATTCAAGGTGACAGGTGCAGGTGCCGACCTTCCGAGGTCAATCGGTGAATACTTGACCGGATTGGTCAAGAACTAAAAAATGGTTGCCAAACCGTGCTGGACCTGTATAATGGACTCTATTGAAACGCAACAAGGGCACACAATGAATCAATCAATGACCACCGGGCAAGCCAGGCAAATTGTCAACCAATACGGCATCCGTATCAATGCAGCCGATTTCATGGATTGTATAGAATCAATGGATGACAACCTTTTCCAACTCACGGTCGCCGAACGGTCGGCTTATTTGATTTTGGTGCATGAAATGGACAATATGTCGGACGTTTGTAATGCTTGGTAAAATATACTTCAACAAGGCGATATCCCATAATCAAATGGGGGGTAAAAAAGTATTATTGGTTCCATTTACTATGGCGTCCAAAGGTTACTCTTTTCTCCATGAGTCGGATTATAATCTTACACTGAACGAACGGAATACTAAAAACGATATTGCCGATAGAATAATCACAGCCTTACTTAAGGCCGGGATTGCACAGGATAATATTGGAATCATTAGTTTTTCAACAATGCATATCACAATCAAGGTTTGACAATTCTTGACCGGATTGGTCAAGAACTGGTTGCCATCCGAAGCGGAACCTGTATAATGGACTCTATGATAAACGAAAACACTCTCCCCTCCTTCTCCGACCTCTCCGAGTTGGAACAACTTCAATCCATTTATTGGGACGCCTTCAAGGACGCCCATGGTGTCCGCCCCCGTGGTATCGACACCTCCGCCTGGACGGTTCAGGACTTCAAGGCTGAATTGGACTCCTTGGGCGAAATCGCCGACCGTGCCGAGGCAGTCCGGCGGTCAGGCGAAGCGGCGGCAGTGGAGGTACTAGAGGCGCGTATCGGAGACCTCCGCGACATTGGTGCAGGGGACCGTGCCACTGCCCTTGCATGGATCGCCGAGGCTGAGGGTGCCCAGAATGATATGGAATATCTTTGCTTCCTGCTGGGACTTCCTTACGGCTATTTCAAATAACCCACCGGTTTGGTCAACTATTAAAATAATGGTTGCCTATCTCAGCGGAACCTGTATAATGGACTCTATTGAAACGCAAAAAGGACAATCAATGAAAATCGGTTCTATCGTGAAAGCCCTGGACTTCCCAGGCACTACCGGGCACTACATGGTCGGCAAGGTGGTCTCCATTTCGGACATGGAATCCACAATCCGGTGCGAGGTGATCAAGGTCGTGGTGTCCGGGCAAGTTAAAAAAACGAAAAACCCCGACTTTTTTGTGACACCACTCCAAGGATTCCATTTTCTGGATGCATCCTTTCCGGGTCGCCTGACCATTCTAGATTAAACCAAAGGACACCAAAATGGCTTATATGGACCAAGAGAGGAAGGCGATTATCGGCGCCGCACTGAAACTGGCAACCGCTGGTACCGGGCTGAAATATTCGCTTTCAGTGCAGAATCATTCGTGCATTGTAATGACAATGAAATCCGGACCCATTGATTTTATCTCGGATTACAACCAGGTCGGAGCGCGGAGCAAGCCTGCCACAAATTACCTATACATTAACAAATATTTCTTCCAAGAACACTTTACCCCTGGCGTCCAGGTGGTGATTCGCAAGATTGTGGATGCCATGCATTCCGCTGGTCATTATGACCGTTCCGATATACAATCGGATTATTTTGATCATGCATATTACATCGAAATCCAAGTTGGTGCATGGGATAAACCATACATTTTGACCAAGTAACCACCGAGTCCCGGTGGTCTTTTTCGACATTATTAATTGGAGTATATTATGGGTAGAGTAAATGAAATTCATGTGGAAATTACTGAAATGCTGGAGAAGGGGGCAACCTTTGAAGCCATGGTGAACCATCTCCAGGTGGTATATTCCTTCTCTTATGAAGCCGCCGAGAATTGGGTTCTTGACATTGAAGCCGATGTTATCATGCGAGAGGAAGGGGAATACCACAATGATTCGGATAATTCCGATGATGGTTATGCGCTGGCGTCCGCAGGATTCGGGACGGATGAGGACTATGGTTCTTATTCAGACATTGAAGATTATTGATGCCCGGTGGTCTGTTGCATAGAAACAACAGGCTAGTTGCCTATCCCGGTGGTTTCTGTTATAATTGAATCTTATTAGTTGATTGGAGTTTGGTATGGGAACACGTTCGGTTATTGGTGTGATGCACGGTGACGTATGCAAAGCCGTATACTGCCACTGGGATGGTTACCTTTCCCACAATGGGCGCATTCTCCATGAGCATTACGACTCAGCCAAAGCCAATCACCTGGTGGCACTCGGTGACATTTCCTCACTTGAAAAGAACATTGGCGAAAAACATCCTTTCAGTCCGTTTCATTTACCCAATGAATTGCGTAATATGACAGAAGGGCAATTTGAGGATGCTTACGGTGAGATGACCACGTTTTATGATCGTGACCGGGATCAGGAAGGTTGTGAATTCAAATCATTAATGAATTTTGAATCATTGTTAGATTTCTTTTATTCGGTTGATGGTGAATTCTGCTACATTATGAAGGATGGTGTTTGGTTCTTGTTTGACTCCGATAACCTTACACTCCGTGAATTGGCTACTGAATTACAAAAGGTATAAGTATAATGAACGAACGAATTAAAGAACTGCTGAAAATGTCAACCAAATCAGTTGGCCCTGAAAATTGTGTATGGGACCCTGAAAATCGTGTATGGGTGTTTTCTAAGGTTGATCAAGAAAAGTTCGCCGAGTTGATTGTCAAAGAAACAATGCAGGTTGTGGCCAATAATTTCCCGCAGAACACTTACCTTGATATTGCTGATGCAGTGATAGAACATTTCAAGGAGTAACGCATGATTGTTGAATTGTTTCAGTTTATTGTTGGAGTGTATTGTCTTGTTAAATTCTTTCAATATTTAGATACACAGCCAAAAGAAGATCATCCACAAGATTACATGGGTTGAAGAATGACACATTATACGAACACAAATAATCCAATTGATTTTCCCAAACGGGAAGAAATAGATTGCCCCCGGTGTGGTGGTGCATGGTATATGGACCTCGATGAGCAAGGGCGGCCGTATACCTGTTTTGATTGTCATAATGGCACATCAAAATGTTATTCTGATGAGGAAGAAAATGAATGATAAGATTAAAGAACTCGCGAAGCAGGCTAGAATCCAGGATCATTGGAGTGTTGATGAACAATATTATCTCACTGACTATCTGGATGAACAGAAGTTCGCCGAGTTGATCGTGCGGGAATGTTGTGCCATACTGAATGAAATGCACTCATGGCAGACTATGAATAATCAAGAATACTCAAGTAATTGGCATGATGCCGTAGATCAAGGTTTTGATCAAATCAAAGAACATTTCGGAGTTGAAGAATGAACAAACAAATTAAAGAACTTGTTATACAGGCTGACAAATATGCCAATGATATTTGCGATACCGATGCCAATGCAGATTGGTATGACACCAGGGATGAAAAGTTCGCCCAGTTGATTGTGGAAGAATGTGCCAACATTGCTGACCTTGCGGATGAGAATGAATGCGAGTGGATTGGTGGTAATATACTCACACACTTTGGAGTTAAAGAATGAGTAGGTATTTTATTGTTGTTTGTACAGAGTGTTCCGAAGAACATGACACAGAAAAAGTTAAATTTTTAAATATAGAGGAAGATATTCAAGGTCGGGATATAATGTACTTTGAATGCCCCGTAACTAACTCAGAGGCCAAAAGTCTGGTCTATGCAAAATGAACGAACGAATTCTATCACTTGCTGAACAGGCATCACACCAAAGTCCGGATGGATATCCTGTGACTATTCCGTACAGTAAAGATTTTGTTGAAAAGTTTGCTCAGTTGATTGTGCGGGAATGTGCTTCTCTGTTTCCGCAAACATTTACCGACGAACAGTATCAGCGGAGAATTGATAAAACGATTAAAAAACATTTTGGAGTTGAAAGATGAAAACAATTTACAAATACCCAGTACCCGGGCGAGGTGACATATTAATGCCCATCGGTGCGAAAATATTACACATCAATATGCAAGGTAGCGATATTTGTATGTGGGCATTGGTGAACACCGAAGCCGTGACGGAATACCGAACCTTTGAGGTTGTAGGAACAGGATGGGAACTAGATGAAAATATGTTCTACATTGGTACCTGTGAGGAAGGTTCCTTTGTTTGGCATATTATGGAGATTATGTAAATGATTCGCAAGAAAAAACCTAAATCACACCAGATTATTGACCTGACTGGACCGGAGGGTAATGGATATGTACTGCTAGGATATGCACGGAATTATGCCAAGCAACTTGGCCTAAACTCTGATACAATCACGGAGGAAATGATGGCAGGTGACTATGAAAACCTGTTGTCCGTTTTCGATTCTTATTTTGGTGCTTATGTAATTTTGGAGAGATAATATGGCTTATATTGATGGAACAGTGGACCTGGATGATTTTGATGATGATGAACTATTGGAAGAGGTCGTCGCACGGAATCTTGTTATTGCATTATCAGAGACAGAAGGCTCAGAGACATATCAACTCATTACATCCATTTGGAACAAACGTAGACTCGGTGTGAATTATGACGCAGATATTGATGCACTAATTTACCACGCAATTGGTAAGGTAGTCTAATGACGGACGAGGACTATAATCAAATTCGTGAAGAACTCATTAAAATGTTTGGTGATAGACTACCAAACCCTGAGCATGAGCCAATTCAATTTCATTATTATTTGAAAATGTACAATTTTCAGAGGCAACTCCAAAATGGGGCTGGCTGAATATTTCAATGCAAACCGATATGAACCAAAATATTATATCGGTGACAGGCTCATTGGTAAATGGAATAAAATTCCGTTTGTTGGTACTGTAGGTATTGATACTCTTATTAATTATGAGGAAGGACCAAGGATAAGTATTCTCCTTGATCTACCAATAAAATACAATGACAAGTGGCATTATAGTATTATAGTGAAACACAAGGACGTTAAGGTGTACAAATAATGGCAGCACAAGGATGGCGTAAGCGGAGAATAACTAATTTAATTGAGGAAGATAATATGGAAAAGTATATCATGGACGGAAAAGTGGCGGTACTGTACTCCTCCGGTTTTGGTGCAGGATGGTCGACCTGGAACTCAGGACGTGACTGGAACGGTCAGGACCTCGGTCAGGTGCTACTGTATGCACCAGCTATCGTGGAGATGGTTCTGACTGACGCCAAGCAGGAAGATATTAGATACTACTGTGAGAAATTATATGGTGCTGCAGGGTACTTCGGTGGAGCCGCAGACCTTAGGGTGGAATGGATGAAACCAGGAACCCAATTCATGGTGCGCGAGTATGATGGTTCCGAATCTATTCAATACAACGAAGATATCAACTGGCTTGTTGCGTAAAAGCAACATATAGATGGTTGCCATCCTTCTCCCGGTGGTGTATAATAGAGATATAGTAACAAAGGATTAATTATGCGTAAAATGGCAACCATCCGTAAGATTGATGCACTGAACCCGATTGTTGGTGCAGATGTTATCGAGGCCGCTACCATCGGTGGATGGAAGGTCGTGGTGAAGAAGGGTGATTTTTCAGTTGGTGACCGCGTGGTCTACTGTGAGATTGACTCATGGATTCCAACCAACCTGGCACCGTTCCTCTCCAAAGGTAAGGAACCCCGTGAATTCGAGGGTATCAAGGGCGAACGCCTACGTACCGTTAAGCTCCGTGGTCAACTGTCACAAGGTCTCCTGTTGAACCTTGATATGGCTATTCCACAAACCAATTCATTCGATGAAGGTGATGATGTATCAGAACTGCTAGGTATTGTAAAGTGGGAACTTCCCATGAATGCACAACTGGCCGGGCTGGCACGGGGTAACTTCCCATCATTTATTCCAAAGACTGACCAAGAACGGGCGCAAAACCTGGTTGGTGAAATCCTTGCGGCGGCCGATGCTGGCACCAAGTTTGAAATCACGGAAAAGCTAGAAGGTTCTTCAATGACCGTTTACCTTTACCACGGAGAGTTTGGTGTATGCTCACGCAACCTTGACCTAAAGGAAACGGAGGGTAATGCATTTTGGACTACCGCACGGCGTGATGGTATTGAACAAAAAATGCGGGCTGTTCCAACTGGCGGCGACTTTGCTATTCAGGGTGAGTTGATTGGTCCTGGAATTCAGGGTAATATCTACAAACTACATGAACCAGAGTTCCATGTGTTTGATGTGTACAATATATCTGGTGGATTTTACATGAATCCTGAAGGTCGCCGTGGGCTTGTTAATATGATGGATCTAAATCATGTTCCTGTGCTATATATTGACAAGGACCTTGGTGTCGGTTCAGTAGAAGAAATCCTTCAATGGGCAGAAGCAAAGTCTGTGATGGGTGGTATCAATGGTACAGAACGTGAGGGCATTGTGTTCAAGGAAGTAAATGGTGGAATGACCTTCAAATGCGTGAGCAATTCTTATCTAATAGGAGAAAAGTAATGTATTCAGTTGAATGTGTGACATGTGGTGTAGAAATGCCGATGGGTGATGTTGTACATGTATGCTCCACTGAATCAATAGCGAAAGAGATTCCAGAATTTGTGGAGCCAGTTATTGAAAAGGTTCCAATGTGGAAACTTGGCATTATGATCCATGGATATCGGCTGGTTCAAACCTGTTCAGCATGTCCAGAGCAATATGACGTATTCGATGACCTTGGTCAACAAGTGGCTTACTTCCGTCTCCGTCATGGTGGATTCACGGTGAGTGTACCTGACGTTGGTGGTGATCAAGTATACCGAGCCAATCCAAAAGGTGACGAATGGTCCGGTGTATTCTATGATGATGAACGAGTGAAGTACCTCACCGAGGGCATCCTGGCAGTCCAGGAATATTACATCAACCGCCGTTGGAGTGTGGATTTCGAGTGAGTGTTGTAAAAACACAACAGAGGGCAATCTTTATGGTTGCCTTTTTTTTTGGTTGTGGTATAATAGAACCATACACAGCAACAAAGGAACACAATGCGTACCGTGCAAATCATCAAGGGCCTCAAAAATACCCAACGAATCCGTGTGATTCTGAATGGTGTTGGCTTTTATACCACTGTTAAAGGCGCCAATGAACTTCCCTTTTCCACTCAAGGAATGGCAGTAATGTCGGCGTTAACCTCACTGGCCTCAGGTAAAGAGGAATCCACTGGTTTTGGTACCCGTGTGTCTGTATACAACGGCAAAATGGAACGTGAATCCTTTGATGTACAGGTAGACCTGGTGTGAGTACACCAACCAAGCAACCACACTCCTTCACTAGGAAATTGGTGTGTGGTTACATATACTGTATCCATTGTGGTCTGGTTCGACTGAACAATAAGGCTACTGAGGTAGCCATTAAGGCATCATGCCCGCGATAATATGCCACGTCCATTACTAATAAACACTCTATTTGATGGATCTCAATATATGGATATATCACCATTATGTTCACATGAAGGTTGCGAATATCACCGTATGTCCGGAGGAAATGGTAGATACTTAAAACTATGTTCGATGCACCACCGAATGAAATATGGTAAAGATGGTTTCGCTTACAAAAAACATCGTAAAGAATATTGTGAAAATATTGATGGTCGATTAGATTTTGTTTGCACAACAACCATTATGGATATATGTCAATTAGATGCTGACCATATTAATGGTGACCCCAGTGATAATCATCCGGATAATATTCAAACATTATGTAAATGTTGCCATGCAATCAAAACTAAAAAAAATAAAGACAATCTTTCTCCCGGTAGAACCAAAATGAAACTAAGTGGGAGAGTAGATGAAACTGATAATCATTCCACTAAAGAAGAAATATTAGAGAGAGAAAAAAGGGAAGCACTAAAAGAAGAAATGTTTAATCGAATGTTTAGTTAGTGTAATCCACGAGTTAGGATAAAATCCAGATTCGGTGTCCGAACAATCTTATTCAACATATTTTTATGCAATAGATAATCTTGGAGTTTTTGTTCGGGTATATCATAATATGAGTGAGAATAATTCCTTTCCACATACCAATCATAAATGTTTCCGAATAGGTTAAAGTAATTCTCTTGATTTAGAATCATTAGATTATCGTCAAACAGGTGGTGATTAGGCCAATGGCATTCTGCAACATGGAGTGAATTATTATCCAATGAATGGAAATCTATTTTGTTATACAGTGCAATATCATGGCGTGTACGAACTATAAAATCATATTGAATTTCGTTTGTATCAACGTATGACTGAAAAGACTTACATGCCATTTGAAGCCCATACCAATGAGAGTATACATTAACATTGGTTTCACCATACTTAGAAAAGAAATCTATTGGCTCTTGATACTGTAATATCTTATGATTGTAATGAAGGGCTAATTCTCTATATTCTTCACACTGCCATACATAAGAGAATATATCAACATCATTATGTTCAATCATTCTATCCTTAAAATAGGAAGAACTACGTTCTATTAATCTTGGTATACCGGTATAAACTATTGCTATCTTCATGGATGGTGGTGGAGGTAATGGATGAAATATCTGAAAACCGGACACTCCTACTTAGCCATTCGGTAACTATTATTTGATGAAAAAAAGAGGCAGTCTTGTTACAACCACGCAACAGTACCACTTGCCATTTACCAACAACTGTGATATAATTAATTTTTTACTATGGAGTATTTTATGAATCGTAATGCAAGGGCCTTTGTTGAAACCGCGTCCCGCCTCTTTGGTAACAATGCGGTGCTGACCCGTGAGGACATTCAGCGTGTGGTTGATACCGAAGGTGTGCCCTATCCCTTCTGGTTCGTGACTAGACAAGACTTCCGGGCTGGTCGTGGCTCCTATCGCCTTCCAGACGCTCCCGGTGGCTTCCTAGCGCCAGTGGTAGCCGTCTCCTCACCTGCGCCAGGTACAGAAGCCATAGTTGAAATGTCTGCAACGGTGACTGTACTCCGTCAGAAAAAGCTCCAAGATGATTCTGATACTGCCATTCCAGAGAAATTCCCTGGTTATGTTCCGTTTGGTTTCTACAAAGACCTGACCTCGATTATCACCTCAAAGCAATTCTTCCCTGTGTTTGTCACTGGTATGTCGGGTAACGGTAAGACTCTGATGGTTGAACAGGTTTGTGCAACCCTCAAACGTGAATGCATCCGTGTTAATATCTCGATTGAAACAGATGAATCTGATCTGATTGGTGGTCCAACACTGGTTGATGGTAACGTGGTGTACCGTGACGGTCCTGTTATGACCGCAATGAAGCGTGGTGCCATTCTACTAATTGATGAAGTAGATCGTGGTTCAAACAAGCTAATGTGCCTCCAAGGTATTCTCGAAGGTAAACCATACTTCAACAAAAAGTCTGGTGAATACATTCATCCAGTAGAGGGCTTCAACGTGGTTGCAACTGCAAACACCAAGGGTCGTGGCTCAGAAGAAGGTCGTTACCTCTCGCAAATTCTAGATGATGCATTCCTCGAACGTTTCAATGTGACCGTTGAACAGGAATATCCAGAAGCCAAAGTTGAACTCAAGATTCTGAAACCATTGGTGAATGATGACGAGTTTGCCGAGAATCTGGTGAAGTGGGCAGATATTATCCGGAAAACCTTTGCAGAAGGTGGTATTGATGAAATTATCTCTACTCGCCGTTTGGTGCATATTGCAAAGACATATGGCATTTTCAAAGACCGTAAGAAAGCCATTCAACTTTGCGTGAACCGATTCGATCAAGAGACCAAGGATTCGTTCCTTGACCTGTATGCCAAAGTGGATGTAAAGGTTGCGGAAGCTCCGGCAGCAAACACTACATACGCCGGCGATGAAATTCCGTTCTAATCTGTTGTACGGAAACAACACAGTGGTTGCCACCAGACTCCCACTGTGTTATAATGGTATCTGGGTTATTTAATTGAACAAGGAATATATTATGTCTAAGCACAACGGTAAAATCAATCGCCATGAGAAAATTGCATGTGTCATGCTCTCCGGTAAACCAGTCTCTCCGGCTGATATTGAAGAATGTTTCAAGGGAACGGATCAAGAAGCGGTTCTCTATCGCCTCTCCACCAATATCTACAACATCCGCAAGGATGGTGGTATTGTGAAGGTGTATAAAGAAGGTCGGAAAGTTACTGGCTACCAGTTGGTTAACTTCACCGAATTCAATGCTGATGGTCGCTACATTGGTCGAGCCGTTAAGGCTCCCGGTGGTGTTCCTAAAGCTGTGGTTGCCCCTGTTGAAGTTGCAGAGACTGTATGACCGATAGTATAACATTGGACTATGAAACGGCAGACCGCATCGCGGTACTATCGTTGAAGGATGCATTCAATTATATGCAGACTGAAATTGCAGAGATTGAACAGTTGATCCAAGAATCATTGGATGTTCCAGATTACAAAATGGAAGACTATGTTCATAACAAACGTTTGTGTGAAGCTATTCGTATGGTACTTCATTATTACGGAGAAACTGTGTGAACTTAGGTGTGAAAGATGATTATGATATCACTTTCAAAACTGTGGAAATTCCAATTGGTGGTAAAATTGTCACATTAACCGTAGCAGTTACAGAACAGCAGATTATATCAATGTCTGATGTTCATGTTAGAGACCATTTCAAGGAACAAATGGCGAAACTTCTTGCAACATATATGTTGGAAAATAATCTGGTTGAAACAACACATTATTTGAATCAAATAGATGGCACCAGAAAGGTAAATGTTCGGTGTTATCTTTCTCCTAATGACCAAATTAAAATATTGAGAACTGCTTATGCAGCAAGCTACATTTAGTGTGACCGAAATCGAAGACCTCAAATTCATTAAGCACAAAATGAAGAAAGAGGTTAGATTAGCAATTGAAAAAACATTCAACATTTATATGAGTGATTTTTTGTTTAATAATACCATACTTACGGGTGGTGCAACTGCATCCATTTTTCATGGTGACTATCCTTCAGATTGGGATTTATATCTTAAAGATCAAGTCAAGATTGATTCATTCAACGGATGGATAAAAAATCCAGACAATGCACAATGTATTCAAGATGTTGATGAACAATATCTTGGGAGGTTTGACCACGGAACTGATGGTAAAATGATTACTGCTCGGGCAGTCACTTTCAAGAATAAGATTCAAGTTATCACAATGCAAACTGCTGAGAAGCGGACTCAGTTCGATATGATTCATTGTATGCCATGGTATGATATGAAAAATGATGTGATACATATTTCACGGGCACAATATGAATCCATTCGTGATAGGAAAATTGTGCCGAACCCACACATTGATGCTTTTCCTATCTCCTCATACAGAATGGAAAAGTATAAGAACCGAGGATGGAAATGAACGAACGAATTAAACAAATGTGTGAACATTCTAAAGCGTATGCTACTGAGTGTACTAAGGATTTTACTGGTGATGAGCCAGTAGAGTGGATGGATTATTATACAGAAAAGTTTGCCGAGTTGATTGTTATTAAATGCCTCGACATTGTTGATAAAAAAGTATCAGGCATGGTAGGAGTCGCTGCGATGAAAGAGATAGAAGAATATTTCGGTATTGAAGAATGAACGAACGAATTAAAGAACTCGCTGAACAGGCTCGGGTCTTATCAGGTGAATTTCACGAGCGATGGAAAGCTGGCCCTAGTAATGAAGAATTTTTTCAAGAAAAGTTCGCCAAGTTGATTGTTCAAGAATGTGTTTCTATATTAGAAACGGAGATTGAGTTGGTGCAAGGATATAAATCTACAGCCTTTAACGATTTAGATATTAGATGGCACGAAGGTAAGATTGAACACTTCACTGAACTTATAGAAAAGTGCAAGAAACATTTCGGAGTTAAAGAATGAAATTTGATTGTGGATCTTCCACCAAGAAACCAGACTCTCGCCTGACCTGGCATCATTGGTTCGCATGGTATCCGGTGCGTATCTCTGATAATGATTGCCGTTGGTTAGAGACCGTGGATCGCCGAGGAAATATGGAATATTACTATGGTGGTGATAATTATTGGAAATATGAGTACCGACCACTTGACAAAATTGTTTGACTCATATATAATGAATGAAATAGGAGATTAATTATGAAAAGCAAAGACTTCTTCTACTTGCTCGATATATGGGCATTTTGTAAACAAAACAACGTACCTTTCGAAAATGTAAAGCGTAAAGACTGGAAAACCTGGACAGTTGAATGGTAATTTATGGCACGCACAGCCGAAAATTTAAAATGGTTGCGAAAACGAATGGCACAATCTATTAAAACAAAACGTAGATCAAAACGATTCAATAGTTTTTATTCTGAACGTGAACAACCAATGAACTCATATAAAGAAATGAACAAAGATATTTTTCTAGGTGCATCAGACCTACCCGACTACTTCACTGATAAAATCATATCTGCTCGTGCGGAAGAGGATATGCACACACACTTTGATACTTTCTCGGTGTATGCAACAAAGAAGGAATGGAAAGTGTTTCTTGAAACTCTCTCTGACCTCCGTAGAATGCAAATCAATGATGATCAGGGTTATTTTTTCAATGATGACCGACTATCCTATCTACAATTTCAAGTACACTCGACACATGTAACTGTGACACTCATTGGTGACAAAGTATTCTTGGATGAACACAAATTGAACTTGGCAGAAAAATTTGAGTTTGTGACCAACCAAATCGAATGGATTTATTCCAATGATGGTAACTCTATTGAGATTCCTCTCCGTCACGACCGTATGCCCGTTAAGGAGATGTATCCATTCCTAGGTGAACAGACACTCGAAGAATTCTACGAAGGGTTCATGGAATCCTCTGCGTCCATCCTCCTGCTGATTGGACCTCCAGGTACTGGTAAGACTACGTTCATTCGTGGTATGCTCCAACACCTCGCCGCATCCGCAATTGTATCCTATGATGCTGCTGTTCTAGAGAAAGATTATCTCTTTGCACAGTTTATCGAAGGTGAAAAATCTGTGATGGTACTAGAAGATGCTGATATGTTCCTGAAGTCCCGTAAAGAAGGAAACACAATGATGCACAAGTTTCTGAACGTTGGTGACGGGCTTGTTACAACCAAGAATAAGAAGATGGTATTCTCTACCAATCTTCCTTCTATCTCAGATATTGATCCTGCTCTGGTTCGTCCAGGTCGATGCTATGACATTCTGAAGTTTGAAGAATTGAACCAGACACAGGCGGAAGCACTAGCAAAGAAAATGAATGTGACCCTTCAAGGTACTCGTGAAAAGTGGTCAATCGCCGATGTATTCTTTGAACAGAATACCAATGTTAAAAAACCAACCGAACGAAAGATGGGGTTTGTATGATCTTTAATATCTCTGATGAATACCAACAATACAAATATATGTTGGAGGTTGCCGATGTTGGTGAATTGAAGCACGTTAAGGTGTACACACAGTACCAAGGTGCAAAGTTTCCAGATGCTGTACAATCGAAGGTGGAAATGTTTTTGAATGATAGAGAGTGGCAGAAATTCAAGGATGCAGTGAACGAGGTTTAGTTGTTGTATGAAAACAACAAAAGGGCAATTTAAGTTGCCTTTTTTTTTGGTTTGTGTTATAATGGATATATGAATAGTTAATTGAGGGACAACAGAATGAACAACCAAGAATTACTGGAACTTGCAGCGAAGGCTTGTGGTTGGCAAGTGATCACACGATGGGAATTTGACGGATTGAATGTCTATGTTAGCGGCAGTGGTACTAGAGTTAAGTGGAACCCTCTTACTGACGATGGCGCCGCACTGCGGTTAGCGGTTCAGTTGCGTCTACCTATCTCAACCGATATCTGTTTCGCGGAGGTTTCACAGGACAAGCAATGTGAAGTAACCCGACGCGCCATCGTCCACGCTGCCGCGGAAATTGGGAGTAACATGACATGAAGATCGCCGCCCCTGTGCCTGCTGTGCCTGTGCCTGTGCATCAGTTTCGCGCACTTGGTTGCTCTGACTGGTATGACGGGCACCCAGACCGCACGATCAACGGTCCGTATGAAACGCGGACCCTGTACACACACCCTACCACCCCTGCGCCTGCTGTGCCCGATGGATGGGTGCTGGTGCCGGTGGAGCCGACGCAGAAGATGTTAGATGCGATGGAGCGGCAGTGGGCCTGTGGCGCATACCGCGATATGTCGCGCAGAGAATACCGCGCCATGATCGCAGCCGCCCCTGTGCCTGCTGTGCAATCCGCAGCGCGGGCCATCGCAGCACTGAAGGAAAAGAAATGAACAAACGAATTAAAGAACTTGCTGCCCAGGCTGAGATTAAATGGCAACATCAAGAAGATGTTATTTACAGCACAATGACCTTGGAACAATTGGAAAAGTTTGCCGAATTGATTGTTCATGAACACCTGCACATTATGAAAACAGAGTGGTATGAGCTTAATAATATGCCAGTAGATCCAGAAGGTGAATGTCCCAGAGATGTTGGTATGAGGGTCGGTAGGAAAACTGAAGTCATTGCTCTTATGAACAAAGTTGAGCAACATTTTGGAGTTAAATAATGAAAACAGAATTTGAAATGACATTGTTTGATGATGCGGAAACGGCAAAGAACTTGACCATGCTAAATCGTCTTGAAGCATTGTTTGATCATTCAAAGAACAGTTTGCCAGAAGAATACTTTTGGTTCAGCGACAATTTGCCAGTGGGTTCTCGGGTGAAAATTACATTTGAGGTTATAGAATGAAAACAGTATGGGTAATTTGTGAAACTGTGGACTTGGGCTATCACATGATCAAAGCCTACGATTCATACGACAAGGCGAATGCTGAGTTTGAACGAATGCAAGCCAAGGCCATTGTTGATAAAGTAACGGCATTGATGGTACACTGTGCCTACACATTGGAGTCAGCAACAAAGTATGCTAACAGTGTACAATACTATGAACTGAACAGTATTGAGGTGGAAGAATGAACGAACGAATTGAAAAGTTAGCTGTCATCTGGGCCAATCGTAGAGCCGAAGATGAAAAGTTGGGCATCACATATACCTTTAGTGAACCAGCATTGGAAATGTTCACCGGACTGATTATTAAAGAATGTATGCGGCAGGTTGAAGAACAATATCTACCTATTTTAGAAGATGAAATTATGATGAAGGATACGCACTGGGATGGTTATGTACAGTGTGGTGTTGACAGCTATGTGGCCATTAGAGAACATTTTTACGGAGAGGAAGAATGAACACGATTACTTGTCAATTTTGTGGTGACACTTATCCGGGCTTTGATGTTGCTCATGTCTGTAGTAAAGGCCCATATGCTTATAAAAAGCCCACACACAGCGTTTCTGCTGATGTACTCGAAATGTGGGCTGATCCCAGATTTCAAATTCTATCAGAAGTTGATAAATTGCTCACCGCTAGTAAAATGTGGGACGGTATGGATTGGACCTATCATTCCATTCATCCTGTCAAATATCGCCCGGTGTCTGAAAAGGTTCGCCGAGCATTGTACGATCTTCAAATTGAATACGGAGTTGAAGAATGAACGCAAATTATTTTCGTATGCTTATCTCGGATGAATTCCGTGAACTCTTTATGTGGGCGGGTCTCGCCGAGAACTACCGCGATATTAAGACAAAGGAAGTAGACTCAAAGGGTAAGACTTTCTACCGCCTAAAAATGATTTATGGTGAAGTCCGGATATATTCTCCAAAGATGATTTACATCAATGATTACAAAGCAGTATCTATCGGTGAGGCTAAACGCCACCTTCAATTGAGATATATTGAACCCAATCTCTAGAAAAATGTGCGGTTGCAGCATATATTTTACTACATAATAGGGATAGAAACGCTAATGAGAAGGTTTCTATTTTCATCAACTCGCTTTATTAAGGGGAAAATCCATGCTAGAAGCAACACAAATTATCGACTCTATACAATCCGCAAAGTCCACTGCACTCAACCAAATGGTGTCTGACAAGAACTACCGCGAGCCACTCCAGGCAATGGTAGACGCAGAAGCAAAGCTAATGAAGTTGGTGTTCGGTTCAATCGAAGATACAATGTCAAAATTTAAGATGATTTAATCAACGACTAAATAAAACTCAACTTCATCTTTATCTACTTTATTATGAATGACAACAACTTTGAAATCTTCCTGGATCAGGTAAAGATATATCAGGAAATCGAAAGACGCCGAAAGTTTAAGGTTTATGCCTTGACATTCGGCGTTTTTTCGTTTATAATGCTAACTCTATATTGTTTTTTTTACTGAAAGGTTATTATGTCCACATTTATTGAGGTAACATCTACTGCACCAAAGGCGTGTAAACTAATTATCAATCTCGATTGTATCATTGAGATTGCACCATTGGTCCAAGGCGGTTGCGTACTCTATTTCTCAACCCTTGAAGCTGGTGGTCCCCGCACAATTACTGTTGCTGATTCTTACCAACAATTCATGCAATTTGCAATGCAAACGGTATCTTCCGAAGATATTGCAAAACGTTTTCCCTCAAACAACAAACCAAAACGCCCAATGTCAACCTCTGATACTATCAAGCCAGGTGGCACTGGCGTAGAATTTTCTAACAACGTACATGGAGAATAATATGGAACCAAAATATACCTTTACCTACGAATATGGCACCGAAGAAGCCGGTGACTATGAAATCGTTCAACACTCCTTCAGTGGAGAGACCTACAATGTAATTCTTGATCGTTTTCAACAATTTCTTCAGGGTGCAGGATTCTCCTACATCCAACCAGGAACAATTGTTTATGATCCTGAACAGGCTGAGTGAAACAGTTGGCTCAATAAAGTCTTGGATTGAACACGACTACCAATCTAATCGTCCTCGCTTTTTTGTAGAGTTGTTGGCTTGGGTTATCAGTATTGGCTGTTCTATCACAATGGCACTCACTGTACCCAACCCTCCACTTCTTACACTGTATCCCATTTGGATTTCTGGTTGTGTTATGTATGCATGGGCTTCTTTCAGCCGGAAATCTTTCAGTATGCTCTCAAACTACCTTCTGTTGGTAACAATTGATTCAGTTGGTTTATTCCGAATGCTCACTTGACTTTTACTTCCAGGTGGTGTATAATACATTATGAACATTTTTTATCTCTCCCACGACACCAAAGCCTGTGCAGAAATGCACAACGATAAACATACGGTAAAAATGATTCTCGAATATTCCCAACTGTTATCTACTGCTCATCGTGTTCTTGATGGCAATGCTACTGTTGGTTTATCTGATAGTGGACGTAAGAAAACATCATATGTTCTTATGGATAATCGTGAATCTATTCTTTATGTTGCTACTCATATCAATCACCCCTCCGCAGTTTGGGTAAGACAATCGCCAGAAAATTAT